CTGAAGTTGACCTAGGTAACGGCACAAATTATAATCCAGCAGAGGCATTAAACATGTATTTTCAAACTGGTTCTATCGTTGGTAGATCTCTAACTCAAGATGGAGAGCTAAATAGAGGTAAAGTGCCTATTCAAGAATTACAATCATCAGCTGGAAGCGCTAAGTTACAAAGCTTAATAATGACTTACAATTATTATCTACAAATGATAAGAGATGTAACAGGTCTTAACGAAGCTAGAGATGGTAGTATGCAGGATAAAGACGCATTAGTAGGCATAGCAAAGATGGCTGCTAATCAATCTAATATAGCAACTAAGCACGTTAATCAAGCTAGCTTATTTCTTGCTCTTAGAATATGTGAAAACATATCTTTAAAGATGGTTGATGTACTTTCTTTTCCTTTAACTAAAAATGCTTTAATAGAGAGCATATCATTATTTAATGCTAGTACATTAGCTGAAATAGCTACACTTAATCTGCATGATTTTGGTATATTCTTAGAATTAGAACCTGATGACGAAGCTCAAGCTCAGTTAGAGCAAAACATACAAATAGCTTTGCAAAGCGGAGGTATTGACTTAGAAGATGCTATAGATATAAGGCAAATAAAAAACCTTAAATTAGCTAATCAGTTGCTGAAGCAAAAAAGAAAAAAGAAAATAGCAAGGGAGCAAGCGCAACAACAGCAAATGATTCAAGCACAAGCACAAGCAAATGCTAAAACTACAGAAGCTGCCGCTATGGCTGAGGTTCAAAAAAACCAAGCTATGACAGAATCAAAAGTACAGGTAGAACAAGCCAAGTCACAGTTTGAAATTCAAAGGATGCAAACAGAGATGACGGTTAAACAACAGTTAATGGCTCAAGAGTTTGAGTACCAAAAACAGTTAGCTCAAATAAAAATGGGCGTAGAGTCTGAGAAAGAAAGCAAAATAGAAGATAGAAAAGATAAAAGAGTTAAATTACAAGGAACTCAACAAAGTCAATTAATAAATCAACGACAAAACGATTCAGCTCCAGTAGATTTTGAAAGTGGAGATTCATCACAACTAGGCACGTTTGGTTTACAAAATATAATGCCGCCTAGTTAACTATTTAATAATTATATAATATTTTATCATGTCAGAAGAAACAAAATCAAATGAGCCTATCAAGCAAGAAGGTGAGTTTAAAATTAAAAAGAAAAAACCTAAAAATTTAAGTCTACAATCTAAAGACGAAATAACCAAGGTTGATTTAACAAAACCAGAGGCAACAGGTGATATAGCCCCAGAGGTTATAAAAGTGGAAATACCTACTGAGGCTTTAAAAAAAGAAGAAGATGCCATTCAAATCGGAGAAACAAAGAAAATGGATGTGGGCGAACAAACCGGAGATAGCTCTGGAGTGGACGAACAAGTATCAAAGCCCAGCGAGGTTGTTGAAGAAATTACCCCGATCCAAGAAATAACAAAAGAAGAGGTAAAGGAAATAGCGAAAGAAGTTAAAGAAGCGCAAAGAGATGAAAAAATCTTAGGTAAACCTTTACCAGAAAACATTGAAAAACTAGTATCTTTTATGGAAGAAACTGGTGGAACTGTACAAGACTATGTGTCTTTAAACAAAGATTATAGTTCTTATAGTCCTAAGGATGTTTTAAAAGAATATTATACAAAGGCAAAACCACATTTAGATCAAGAAGAAATTAGCTTTTTAATGGAAGATAATTTTGATTTTGATGAAGATGTAGATGAGCCAAGAGAAATACGTAAGAAAAAACTTGCGTTTAAGGAAGAGGTTGCAAACGCAAAACAATTTCTTGAAAGTTCTAAGAGCAAATATTACGACGAGATCAAGTTGAGACCGGGCGTTACTCAAGAACAACAAGAGGCTATTAGCTTTTACGACCAATACAAGCAGCAACAAGAAGTTGCTACACAAGTGCACGGTGACTTTAGAGACAGAACTAAAAAACTATTCAACAACGAATTCAAAGGTTTTGAATTTGATCTTGGTGAAAAAAGATTTAGATATGGCATTAAAGATCCGGTTAAAGTAGGTGAACTACAAGCTGATGTACAAAACTTCGTAGGTAAATATACAAACGAAGAAGGATTAATGACAGACGCTGCAGGTTACCATAAAGCAATGTATGCTGCTATGAACGCAGATAAACTTGCTAATCATTTTTACGAACAAGGAAAAGCTGATGGTGTAAAAAGCATAATCAGTGGATCTAAAAATCCATCTAAAGACGAACCTAGGCGAGTTGCCGACGGAAATGTATTTATAAATGGATTAAAAGTTAAAGCAATTAGTGGGTTAGACTCGTCAAAACTAAAAATTAAAACTAAAAAGTTTAACTAATTAAAAATTAAAATTATGGCAATTGCTCCGCAATTTGGTTCAATCGTACCAAGTCAACAACAACAAACGTTGGCAAACAACTACCTAAATTTCACAGGTGGACAAAACGATTTCTCACAACAATACCTACCAGAGCTTTACGAAGCAGAGGTAGAAAGATATGGTAACAGAACGTTATCAGGATTTTTAAGAATGGTTGGCGCTGAAATGCCAATGACATCTGATCAAGTAATTTGGTCTGAACAAAATAGATTACACATTGCTTATAACAACTGTACTTCAGCTTCTGGAGCGGGAACAATTACAATTCCTGTTACAGCTGCAGGTGCTGCTGTGCCGGTTGTAAACGTAATTTCTCCAGGTGCAACGATAGTTGTAATGGATCAATTCGGTGGTGAAGCAAAATGTTTTGTTAGAACTTCTGACACTCGCTTAGCAGGTGGAGGAGGTAATCCAGGACAGTTAGTTGTAGAGCCTTATGGTTTTGCTACTTTAGCTGCTGCTGGTATTGCTGACGGTGCTGGAAAAAAGATATTTGTTTACGGTTCTGATTTTCAGAAAGGAACTTCAACTGCAAATGCAGCTGTAGGAGCAAATACTTATGCTGCTAATAATAACCCTATGGTTACTGTAGATCCTAGCTTTACTCAATTTTCAAACTCTCCAATAATCATTAGAAGTACTTATACTATCAATGGTTCTGACACTGCTCAGATTGGATGGGTAGAAGTTGCTACTGAAGATGGAACTGGAGGATACTTATGGTATTTAAAAGCTGAATCTGAAACTCGTTTACGTTTTGAAGATTACTTAGAAATGGCAATGGTTGAAGGAGAATTAAGTGCTGGTGGACCTGCTGCATTGACAAATCAAAGTGGTGGTTCTCAAGGTTTATTCTCTGCTATCAGTCAGAGAGGTAATGTACAAACTGGATTTACAGCTGCTGCTGGATTAGATGCTTTTGATGCAATACTTAAAAACTTAGATACTCAAGGAGCTATTGAAGAAAACATGTTATTCTTAAACAGAGCTACTGCTCTTGATTTTGATGATATGCTTGCTTCTATCTCAGGTGGATTCGCTGGAGGTACTGCTTTTGGATTATTTGAAAATTCTGAGGAAATGGCATTAAATTTAGGTTTCTCTGGTTTCAGAAGAGGTTCTTATGACTTCTACAAAACTGACTGGAAATACTTAAACGATGCTTCTACTCGTGGAGNTATTAGNTGGACCTGCATCTATTGAAGGTGTATTAGTACCAGCTGGAACTTCTACGGTATATGATCAAATCTTAGGAACAAACATTAGAAGACCATTCTTACACGTGCGTTATAGAGCTTCTCAAGCTGATGACAGACGTATGAAGTCTTGGTTAACTGGTTCTGTAGGAGGTGCTTTTACTTCATCTTTGGATGCAATGGAAGTAAACTTCTTATCAGAAAGATGTTTAGTTACACAAGCTGCGAACAACTTTGTATTGTTCAAAGGAATCTAAGATTCAACAAATGTAATTCTTACCCTCGTTGTAACCACGGGGGTAACAATTACTCTTATAAAATTATTTAATTATATTATATTATGTCAACAAAAAAACAAACTAAACCTACTGAGTGGGAAATAAAAGATAGAAATTACTATCTAACAGGTAATGAGTCACCATTGACTTATACAATACCTAGTAAGCATACAAAAAAACATCCATTATTGTGGTTTGATGAAGCAATAGGATCTCAAAGAGAACTTAAGTACGCGACAAATCAAGCATCTGTCTTTGTAGATGAACACAAAGGAGAATCAACAATGGGTCATATAACTTTTAGAGACGGCGTTTTAGCTGTTCCAAAAGAAAAACAAAACTTACAAAAAATGTTGTCTTTATATCACCCTCTATCAGGGCATAGGTTTAAAGAACTAAAACCACAAGAAAATGCTGTTAACGAATTACAGTGGATGGAGTGGGAAATACAAGCACTTTTAGCAGCTAGAGATATGGATATAGACCAAGCCGAGGCTGTACTGAGAGTGGAAATAGGAACTAGCATAAACAAACTAAGTTCTAAAGAAATAAAAAGAGATTTACTAATGTTTGCTAAATCAAATCCACAATTATTTATGGAGCTAGCAAATGATGAAAATGTACAATTAAGAAATTTTGGTATAAAAGCCACTGAAGCTAGAATAATAAAGTTATCACAAGATCAACGTGTATTTACTTGGGCTAGCAATGGAAGAAAATTAATGACTGTACCATTTGATGAAAATCCATATGCGGCGTTTGCTGCTTTCTTGAAGACTGATGAAGGAGTAGAAATATACAAGTCTATCGAGAAAAAGTTTAAATAACATGTAATACTAATATAGGGCTCGTTCACTCGGGCCCATATTATAATAAACAAATTAAAATGGCAATAAACGTAGATCAAGTTTATAAAACAGTCTTGTTGATAATAAATAAAGAACAAAGAGGTTATTTAACACCTAATGAGTTTAATAAGTTAGCTACACAAGTTCAACTTGATATAATAGATACTTATTTTGAAACTTTAAATCAACAACTACGTGTGTCACAAAACGAAAGCGAATATGGCAATCGTTATAAAACAGTACAAGAGAGACTAGATGTTTTTAAAAAAATAGGTCTTTGTACTTATAATGCTGCGGTTGGTACAACTCCAGCTTTTTTTACGCTGCCCACATCTTCCGGTGCAGCTAGTGGAACACAATTAATATCCACTGTAACAAATCAAATAACATTTCCTTTAACAACAATAACACAAAGCCAAGTAGAAGAAAGTACAGTAGTAGTCACTTATTTAGGTGTTGCTTATACTAACTTTTCAATAGCTGGTGGTATATTTAGCTTAACAGCTGGATCTTTACCTACAGGCGCTGCTAATAATATAGTTGTAACTTTGTTTCCACAGGATTTTTATAAATTAGGAAGCGTTTTATATAGAGATGATAGACTTGTTGAGCCAATTCAAAGAAATGAATTAGCTATGCTAAACATATCTCCTATAAGTAAACCAGTAGAACAGTTCCCTGTTTATCTGTTTGAAGAAAATAAAGTAATTATATATCCTCAATCAATAAGCGATCAAGTTCAAGCTACTTATATTAAAAAACCTGCAGATCCTAGTTGGAACTTTGACTCTTCATCAGGTTATTATGTATGGGATCCAGCAACATCTGTTAATTTTGAACTAGATGTAACAGAGCAAGTAAATGTAATAATACAAATACTATTGTACGCTGGTATAGTAATAAAAGATCAAGCAATAGTTCAAGCAGCTGCTAGTGAAATAGCTCAAGAGGCTCAAAACGAAAGAAATTAATAAGATATGGCAATACAACCAGCAAGCAATGGATTAGTAACTGAAAATGCTCAACAGTATTATCAAGGATCACAAGGATTTAGAGCAGCGGCAGCAGGTGTTAATCAAAAGTTTATAACAGATTTTGATACTGAACTAATTTTAGGTGATTGGAATCCAGTAAATTTAAATTATGGTTTAAACAACTTTAAAGTATATACAAGTCCTTCAGGTATACCTGGTTCTTGGTCTGAGTGGGTTACAAGTATGTCTGTGGGTAGCGACGGTAGAACTGTACAATTAGACGCTGCGCCGAGTGCTAATGCATATGTTGTTGTTCAATTAACGATATTAACAGGTGGTAAATATGGTAACACTGAAGCTGAAAAAGCTTATGGTGAAACTGTAGAAGATAACTACGGAAGCTATCAATACACTAAATTAAACGATGTAATAAATAACTTTACTGTAGGTTATGTTGGTCAAGGTAAATTAATAC